GTTTTTCTTGATCATTCTTCATTGTAAGATATTGCATGTCATCGTGCTGACCCAAAGCGAGAGCAGCAGAGCGACGTACATTACCTGCAACGACACAACGACCAATAAGGTTTTCAGTGTCAACAATTGAAACCGAATCAATTTCTTTGCCGATAAGCGGCGTGTAAAGTTCTTTAAGCGAGTCATGTAATTCCTTTAACGGGCCATAACCCGATGCAGTTCCCCCGAAGCCTTTAATCTCCTCTCCAGCACCTCGAATCACGGAGTAATCAAAGTGGGGAATTTTTTTGCCGAAGAAAAATCCGTCGAGTAGGATTTGGACGGATTTTACCCAACCCTCACGAGAGTCGGAAATGGTATATACTTCTTCTGTGTATTCTGGTTCTCTAATGGTGCATGTGCCTGCGCCAAGAGTGTCGAACCCTACTCCGATCCCAACCATGAGAGCGTCCATCATCCATGCGAAGATGTAACCACCCTTTGTTGAGATCTCACGGGTTGATCGAAAAGCACAATTGAAAAGACCGGCGCCTGTTCGTTCGTAAATAAACTTGGTGCCCATCATCCATAGACCACGGCCCGGTGGTGTCCATTTAAGTGTGAATAACCTTTCGTATGCATCTTTAGCTGTTCTCTGAGCTTTCTGGTCATTCCATTCCAAGCCAAGGGCGTGGACGTGACGTTTCTGAATATCAAACATACCTTCGATAACACGACGGCATGTTTGGTACCATTCTTCTGTTCCTTCCGCTCCTTCTGTGAATTCATTGAGGCGGCGTGCATAGGTGCGCTTGAACGTAATGTATCCAACCGGTCCCCATGGAACTTCTCTTTCTTTGTATTGACTGATGAAATTATCCGAAAGCTTGAACTTGCGGACATTCACCTCGCTTATCTTGAACATTTATATCTCCTATTATTTGTTTAGCAAATGTGAATATTTATTTTTAATGTGCTCTTTGGCGTTTGCGACAGGGTTGGCACGTTGTTCTTCCAACTCGTCTTGATCTTCAAGGATCTTTATGCAGACGTTCGCTGTGTCCATAAAAATGGGTAAAACCAAACCATCGGGGCCATTACGGTTCTTCGCAAGGAAGATGCGGCCCATGTTGGCTTTCTTGTCTTCAATTGTTCTTGATACAGTGAAAATAAAGTCTGCGACAAAGCATTTATTGAATGCCTCCGAGATTGCTTCCATCGTGATGACTTCTGCGTTTAGCCCTGACCTATTGGTCTGTGAAGCGGTCCAGATTGGACATTCCATGGATTGGGCGATCCCACGGAGTTCTTCGTAAAGTGATTCTAGTTCATGTCGCTTCTCAGAGCGACTCTTGACTGGTCTCAACAAGTCAGCATAGTCCACGATAACCATATCGGGATGTATTCCTCGCTTTTTAAGTTTCTCGAGGTGATTTTTGATTGATTGAGTTGTTGCTGACTTGGTGGGATATTCTTTAACTATGAGCGAGCCTTCAACATCAGAGATCTGGTCGAAGATCTCCTCTTTGTTGTGCATCAGATCGTTAAGCGGAATGCCAGTCATACAAGAGTCATATCTCTGGCCGACAACAGTGTCTGCTAATTCTAATGTGTAATGAACTACAGTTTTGCCTTCTTTGAGCGCTTGGGTGCCTAGATGGACAAGGACCATTGATTTACCAGCGCCAGTAGGAGCAATAACCACACCAAGTTCGCTGCGACCAAGGCCGCCTTTACACAGCCCATCCATTCGTTCCCATCCTGTTGAAACTGGGTTTCGTGCTTTGATCTCGAACCTACGTTCAAAGTCAGCCAGCCAATCATGGCCGAAATTGTTATCAGAACCAAGTTTAAGAGCATCATTTATCACCTTTGAAATTTCGTCAAATGACGAGGATTTTAGAAGACCAACTGACTTCATCATCGCTTGCTTTAAAACTTGCTTACGACAGAAATCCATTGCTGTATCTTTAACAAATTGAGCACCCTCTACCTTTCCGGAGAGGACTCGTGTATAATAATCTCGCACTTGCTTCTGAACTGCATCATCATGTTCTGTGATGCCAGACTTAAAGATTGTTGCGAGGATTTCATAAGTAGGATGAACTCCATATTTGTGACGATAGTCTAAGATTGTTTGTACAAAAACTTGAAGGTATTTGACCTCAAGGAATTGAATGTCGAGGACCTCTGTGATTTGATCGCAGAATGGGCGGTCCTCAAGCATAAGTTGACATAGTTTTTCTTGAAAACTCTTACCGAACTTGGAAAAGTTGTCTGTTTGTGTTTGCATGTTTGCTCCGTTGTATAATAAATATTATAACATATCCCAAAAGGAATGTCAAGTTATTTTTTTCTTTTTTGTAGTCTTGAAAAAACAAAACGCCCGTTTTATCGGGGCGTTTTTATAAATTCTCTAAAATGTCGCTGATTGCTAAGTCTTATAATTATTAAAATAATAATAGTTATCATTTCATAAACAACTGAACCACAACTATTGTAAATGCTAGCACAGTGCAGATTATTGTCTTAGCGGTAAACGGCGACTCAGAGAGAAAATACCAAGTCATTAGTGGAAATGTGACATATGATACTGAGAACGCTATAAATCTTGAGGTCCATAGCTGTGGTGTCCAATCCATAATGTGTTTTGTGCCATATAAATAGCATAGACCCGTTGGAATAGAAACTAAACAGCAAAGCAAGATTGGGTGATTTTTCCACCATTCAGAAACAAATTGCAAATTTGTAGTAAACCAAGAGAGTGTATGTCCTAGGATAAAAAAGAAAACACCAAGTAATAGTGATTTACTCAACAGGCACCTCGCTTACAGGGAAGCGATTGAAAAGATCTATTGTTTCTGTTTTTGTGAATGGCATTTCTTGATACGCTTTAATTTGTAAGCCTTGTAGTTCTTTGTCTTCACATATCCACTGATACTCGTAGTCCCAGTCGTCACCTTCTCCATAAATGACGATAGGCTCGACACAGGCGATAAAAATAGAAATAAAGTAAGATTGCATGGTTATGTCCTCCGGAGTATAATTATGTCGCAATTCTTCGAAACGCCGCATAAAGATCATCAAACTTGTACGCTACGAAGCCATCAGTAATAGTCATCTTTTTGATGTCTGTAATATTGACTTTTGGATTGAACTCTGTAACGTTGAACATTATCTGCTTTAAAGTCAGGGGCGATATAATTGGATTATACAATTGCATGATACCGTAATTAGATTGTATTAGAGAAGAATTGTCGATAATCTTCTTATGACAAGAGAGAGCCTTTCCCACTTGTCGACAGTGTTCAACAAGAGACTGACTAGTTTGACTTTCCGACTCAGCCATAAAAGGAAAACGTTTCTTAATTGTCCCAAGCCCAACACGAGGAACGCCTTTAATGTTGTCCGATGCATCCCCTGCGATTGCTCGAGCAAGGGCAAAATTATTGGGATGAATACCATATTCAGAAACAACACTATCTTTGGTAACGATTGTGTCTTGAATCGGGCGGTAAAGAGTGGTTTCCTCGTCGCAGAGCTGGAGGAAGTCCTTATCAGACGAAACAATGAGTTTACTACGTCCTCTGTAATGATTTGATCTTGCGAGAACAGCGACCACGTCATCTGCTTCAATTCCGTCAACCATGATTTGTATAACTGGCATTTCATTTAAATACTCTACTAACCTATAAAATTGATATGCTTTATTCTTTTCTTGTTCCTCGGGGGATAGTTCGTACATTCTTCGGTTAAAGCGGACCGGAGAGCGTCCTTCTTTGTAGTTTTTGTTTTGGGCTTTGCGCCGCTGGCTTCCGCCTTGTCCGTCCCAACAGATTACTATTTCATCTGGTTGGAACATTCGGACAACCTTTTGGAGAGATTTGAGGAATCCCATACATCCTCCGAGTGGTCGCCCCTTGGAATCAATCGTTGGGTTTACGATGTAATTCCTGATGAACATGTTCAGTCCATCAATCAGCATTATGTCATGTTTCATTGTGCCTCCATGATGTATATAATGTAACATGCCCCAAGACATTTGTCAAGGGGCATGCGTTATTTTTATAAATTTTATTTGATTTTATTCTTGTTTTTCAAGTTCAATCATTGCCTTAACAATAGCGGCTGCTTCTTTCTTTACTTCACGAAGAAGTTTGCGGGCTCTCGTCCCTGCTGCTTTGTTTCCTTTTTGAAGATTTTTCAGAAGATCTACCTCGATAGATAAAAGTAGTTCCTTTAAGTCTTCGTACTGTTTTTGAATTTTCTCTGCGGACTGCATAATAATACTCCTTATACTTTTCGGGCTTATCTAAATATTTCAAATCAGACAAAAAAACCCATTCTATCTCTAAAGTTAATATATCCATAACTGGTATATACTTCTTATGCCCCTCTGTAACTCGAGTCATCAGTTTATAAGGAATATCATCAAATTCCTTATAACAAACAATAGTTCCGTAGGGCCAAAGGGTCTTTGCCATAATAACTCCATTACTAAATAGTAAAACCGCCCCCGAAGGGGCGGCAAGGAGAAAATAAATGAAAAGAATCATTCACACTGTGATATCACTTCCGTCGTTATCATATTTTTCAATAATCTCTTTGTCCATGATATCATAAACAACATTACGAAATTCATCGTCTTGGAGTTGTTCAATCCACTTAGATGCTTGAAACTTAAATTCTTTACCATTTTCTCCTATAAGTGTGTACCATGAACCGCCACGCTTTAAACGCTCAGTTCCGGATAATTTAATTGCTTCAAGCCATGACTCTTCGTCCTGAATACCGACATCATCTCCCCACAAGATTTTGAAAGTACAAGTCCGGCCATAAGAGCCAAACCGAGATTTTTCTAATTTAACTTTGGTCTCGGAACCAATTCGAACACCCTTTTCGTTCTCTACAAAGGAGGCTTTTGCTTTTCGCCTTGTAAGCCAAATGCGCAGAGAACAGAAGTATTCAATAGCCTTACCACCGGGGGCGACATAAGGTGTCGTCATCATTTCGGCAACATTTGAGGAAATGTTGGTCTTAAGTTGATTGATAAGGACAACAGTTGATTGTGAATCCGCTAGCGGAATCGTCAACTTTGGAAATGCCTTAGCGAAGATACGAGGCTTTACAGCCATAGACGATTGTGGATTAAAATCGCCTTCGATGTCCTTCTCCGAGGCTGTGGCAGCGATTGAGTCCCAGATAAACAAAAACTGAGTGTCAGGATAATTTGTCATTAGGGTCTCGATCTGATGTAAAGTTTTCTCTACCGATACTGCCTGAACGTAAAGCAACTCTCCAAGATCAATACCTGCTCTCCTGAGAAAATCAGGATCGATCGCAGATTCAGCGTCAAAGTACACAACTTGCATACCTTTCTTCTGAGCATTAGCTGCAATTTGAGTTGCCATGAAAGACTTACCAGATGCTGAAAGACCAGCGATCTCAGTAACCTTTCCAACGGGAATACCTCCCATTTTGCCTTTACAGATAATAGAATCGAGCCAACGAGAACCGGTTGGGATCCAGTCCTTTACTAATGTTGGGCTGTCCTCTTCAAGACTATGAGCTACGTTCATACCCGTGGTCTTGTTTAGAAGAGACTTCATTGAATTCAAATCTAATTTACCTGCTTTTGCCATTTTTAATACTCTTCCCATACGGGGCCTCCATAAAAAAGTGTGGGGCGGATTTATCCCTCCGCCCAAGGGAATCGGTTATTTTGCGGC